GATCCAGATCAAGAAACTTACGAAGAATATTTAAGAAGAACGCGTTTAGGTGAAAGACCTTTTAATGCAGCAGAAGGAGGAAGTCCTACTGTTGTGGAAGATACATTTACATTAGAAGATTTTCAAAAAAGTGCTGATGGTTTAGTACAAGGTTCATTCGGTGGAATGAGAAAAGGAATAGAAGGTATCAAATTATTAAAAGATACCATGGATGAATTAATTACAAAAGCTTTAGACTCCGGTGCAATTAAATCTAAAAAAGAAGCAATAGATTTTATTTTAGAACGAGAAAAATATTATACTGATTTAATAGAATCAGAAAAAGCAAAAGGTGTAGAAGTTCCTGTGTTATCAAGAGATGATTTTGCAATAGGTGGGGGTGCAATTGTTGGTAAAGATTTAGATACTAGAGAAGGTTTTGAAAAACCTAAAAAAGCAATAAAAAACCCCAACCCAATAGAAGCACAACAAGCAACTATTAAAAAAGGACAACAAACAAGAGAGCGTATTAAAAACGAGATAATAGAAAAAATAGATGATTTTGAAGAAGAAAAAATATTTCCTGGAGAAAAATATAAAATTAATCTTAGAGGATTAAAGAAAGATCTTAAAGCAGATACCAGCACTATAAAAGACGTAGTAGAAAATTATCTGCCTAAAGAATATTTAGATAAATCTGTAATTTTAAAAACAGGACAATCCGGTTCGACCGGTTTAACTTTA